AGACGCGCGCAAGGTGCCGGGGTTCATTGCCGTGTACAGTACAGACCGCGACAATCCGCGATGCGCAGCAGAGGAGACGATGACGCCAGAAGACTATGAGAGGCTGAGGTCGCGCGGTAGGCGTGCACACTTCGGCGTCGAGGTGTAGGATGGACAGCATGTCGACACCGCAGCCACAGCCACCCGTCAAGGTGCGCGAGGTCTTAGAGTCTCGCCCCATCATGGACTATTCTGGCCTGTTCTCATATCTGGCTGATATTGAGGTTCTGCACTGGGGAGATCACCGCATGCCGTATGATCTTGGTGTGACCCTGAACAGGGACGGCGAGGTCTCGATCGTGGTCAAGAAGCGCCGGAACTATTATTGGCACACAGCCTGGGAGATAGAAGATGCCTTCGAAGAAGAAGACGACCAAAGCCGCTAAGCCCGCACCAGAGCCCGCAGTCGAGGCCCCGCCCGACTACATCGTCGCGAAGTGCGCGTGGTGTGGGATGCAGTGGAAGCACTACGACGACTTACCGCCCCACTACTGTGGCAAGGTGTGCGCCTCACACGCGCCAGTCGATGAGGACTCAGCAGAATAATCCAGAGAGAGGAGCGACACATCATGGAGAAAGAAGCAGCGGCGGTCTATGTGGACCCCAGCAGCCTCACGCCTTGGAATAAGAACCCCCGGCACAATGAAGCGGCGATCGACGAGGTCGCGAAGTCTATCGAGAGATTCGGCTTCGCGTCGCCCATTGTCGCGAGGACTGCGGACGGCAGAGTGATAGCAGGGCATACGAGGCTCGCAGCGGCGCTCAGGCTGGGCTTGGAGGACGTGCCAGTGCGCTTCCTCGACATCGACGAACAGCTCGCCTCAGCGCTCGCTCTGGCGGATAACAAGATCGGAGAGATCGCGACCTGGGACGACGAGACCTTGGGGCAAGTGCTCGCAGAGCTTGAGCAGGATGGGATGGACCTCGGCGGGCTCGGCTGGGATGAGGACGAGCTAGATCGAATCCTCGAAGCCGCGAACCCTCCGCAGCCTGAGCCCATGACAGAAGATGAGGTCGACTGGGATTCGATGCCCGAAGAGGTGCCAGCCATCACGCAAGCCGGAGACGTGATCGAGCTTGGCCGGCATGTCTTGCACTGCGGGGACTGCATTGAGACGATGCGAGGCATGCCAGAGAACAGCGTCGACGCCATCGTGACAGATCCTCCGTACGGCATCGGCTTCATGGGCAAGGGCTGGGATGTGGCTGTCCCTGGTGAGGACTGGGCGCGTGAGTGTCTTCGAGTTCTGAAGCCTGGAGGGCACCTGATAGCCTTCGCAGCTACCCGGACGATTCACCGGCTTACCGTCGCACTGGAAGAAGCACAATTTGAGATACGCGACCAAATTGCCCACATCCAATTTCAAGGCTTCCCGAAGAGCCTCGACGCGTCAAAGGCGATCGATGCGCTGCATGGAGCAGAGCGGGAAGTAGTGGGGCCCAATCCTACCTACCGAGCCGATCAAGTATCGGCACCGTCGTGGAGCCTGCAGCGAAACCCGGATCTAACCGCACCAGCCACCCCCGACGCTCAGCGCTTCGAGGGCTACGGGACAGCGCTCAAGCCTGCATTCGAGCCCGCAGTACTGGCACGGAAGCCGCTATCTCCGAGCACAGTCGCGGCTAACTGTCTGGAATGGGGGACGGGCGGGTTGAACATTGACGGGTGCCGGTATGCGTATGGGGATCCAGCTTGGCCTGGGCCTCAAGAGGGCGACGGCGGATGGGGAGGAGGCGGGAGCAAGCTACACGAAGGAGGGCTGTCCAAGGTCGGGGGAGAGGCGCGACCAGCGCTCGGCAGATGGCCCGCGAATATCTACGCATGCCCGAAGCCCAGCAGGTCAGAGCGTGAGCAGGGATGCGAGGAGCTACCCAGCAGGACCGGAGCGGAAGCGGTAGAGCGCAAGGAGGGCACGGCAGGACTCGACAATCCGAGGGCGGGAGCCGGGCGCACTGCGTCAGAGGTGAAGAACTACCACCCGACAGTCAAGCCCTCCAGGCTCATGCGCTGGCTTGTGCGGCTCGTGAGTCCGCCCGCGCTCGATGGCGTGCCGCCCGTGGTGCTGGAGACCTTCGCGGGGAGTGGGACGACGATGGTAGCCGCAGAGCTTGAGGGGGTGCGGTGTATCGGAATTGAGATGGAGCCGAGCTATTGCGATATCATCAGGGCAAGGCTCACCGATGCGATAGGGGGAGAAGATGACTGAGGCCGCTGCCGTCTATGTGGACCCGGCGACGCTGACGCCGTGGAGCCAGAACCCTCGCAACAATGAAGAGGCTATCGCGAAGGTGGCGAGGTCTATCGAGCGATTCGGCTTCGCGTCTCCTATCGTCGCAAGGACTGCGGACGGGCGAATCATCGCAGGCCACACCAGACACGCGGCAGCGATGAGCCTCGGGCTGCGGGATGTGCCTGTGCGCTTCCTCGACATCGACGAGCAGAAGGCGTCCGCGCTGGCGCTCGCAGACAACCGCCTCGGGGAGATTGCTACCTGGGACGACGAGGGCCTCGCGGCTATTCTGGAGGGTCTCGCCGCTGAGGATGTAGACCTTGACGGGCTCGGCTGGGATGAGGACGAGCTGGATGGGCTGCTCGACTCATTAGGCACAGTCGAGCCAGATGGCACAGAAGACGATGTTCCAGAGGTGGCGCAGGGGGAGCCGGACAGCGCTCAGGGCGAGGTGTACGAGCTTGGGCCTCATCGGCTTATGTGCGGAGATTGCCGAGACCCCGCATCCGTCGCAGAGCTTCTCGAAGAGGTGCGGGTCAATGTGGCCTTCACTTCTCCACCCTATGCGAGCCAGAGGAAGTACGACGAGAGCAGCGGCTTTAAGCCCATCAAGCCCGATGCCTATGTGGAATGGTTCGAGGCAGTTCAGGCCAATGTGCGGGAGCATCTGGCAGAGGATGGATCATGGTTCGTGAATATCAAAGCGCACTGCGAAGACGGGCAGCGCCACCTGTACGTGATGGACCTCGTGCTTCGTCATGCTCGCGAGTGGGGCTGGCGGTTCGTGGATGATCTGGTCTGGAGACACCACGGATTCCCAGGGGAGGTGTTCGACCGGTTCAGGAATGCACACGAGCCGATCTTCCACTTCGCAGTCGGAGCCCGGGCAAAGTGCAGACCTGATCACGTCGCGTACCAGAGCGATGCCGTGATGAAGTACAGCACCGAGTCCCGCGAGAGTATGACGCACACAGCGCACAACGACGGGCCGAAGTCTGCCGAGCGGTCTGCTGGGATGGCGTATCCAAGGAACGTGCTGGAGTTACCGAACGGCGCAGGGACCAGCATAAAGGGCCATGCGGCCACATTTCCGGTCGGACTTCCAGACTTCTTCGTCCGCGCATTCTCCGACGCCTCCGATATCATCTTCGACCCGTTCCTCGGCAGCGGAACCACGCTAATCGCAGCCGCGCAGAACGATCGCATAGGCTACGGGATGGAGCTGAGCCCGGCCTATTGCGATGTCATCCGACGCAGATGGACAGCATGGGCCAGGAAGCGCGGGAGAGACCCTGGGCCCGGTGCGTTAGATCCTATTGAGGAGGTGCCAGATGGGCAGACCGACTAAGCTCACACCAGAGACACAGAAGCGGTTTATCGATGGACTGCGGCTGGGTCTGACTTACAAGCTGGCGGCGTCCTATGCGGGCATCGACATCTCGACCTACACCCTGTGGATGCAGAAGGGGAGAGAGCAGGACGAGGGCATCTACTCAGCATTCTCCGCAGCAGTAAAGGCGGCAGAGGGTCTATGTGCGGCTCAGTGTATGGGGCGAATCCAGAAGGCTGCGGAGGGCGGACAGTGGCAGGCTGCGGGCTGGATTATGGAACGCCGGTACGGGTACAGCCAGAGGCAGGAGGTCAAGGTCGGCGCGTCTGATGACAGTCTCGAAGGTGCTGAGGATTTGATCGCCAAGGTCGCAGAGGTGGCCGAGGCACTCAAGGCAGGCAAAGCGGGCGAGGATGGCTCCTGAGCGCTCCGAGCTGGTAGCAGAAGGGTATGAGGCCGCGATCAAGCTCCAGCGGCTTCTGGACCTATATCCGCTCGCCTTTCGTGCACTCTGGGACAGGCCGAGCCCCCGCACATCACAGAAGCGCTCGGTCCAGGCTCTGATGGAGCGGCGGGTGAAGGTGGGTCTTCTCGTGGGTGGCAACCGCTCCGGGAAGTCGGAAGCGGGAGCGATGATAGCGGCGGCCATCGCTCTGGGGCGTGGGAATCCTGGCGTCGCTAAGTGGATGAGGGACAACGGCATCCCGGAAGAGTCGATCTACAAGAGGCCGGGCCGAGTGTGCTGCATCTCGCTGACATCGAACGAATCGATCAGGGTCCAGCGTCCCAAGGTCGAACAGTTCCTGCCAGTCGGCACCTACTGGAAGAACAGGCACGGAGCAGGTGAGGCAGTCGCACAGCTGCCGAACGGGGGCGTCGTGCTCTTCAAGACGGTAGACCAGGGGGCTCGAAGCTTCCAGGCAGACGCCTGGGACGCGGCTCTCTTCGATGAGGACCCAGAAGATGAGGCCGTCTTCAATGAGGCCCGCATGCGTCTCGTGGATAAGCGGGGACGATGTCTGATCACTATGACACCCCTGCGAGGGCTAACGTGGATCTGGGATCGCTTCGTCAAGGACCCAGAGCCCGGTAGCCTGTGTAAGTGGATCCACGGTGCCGATAATCCCCACATTCCACGCGATGAGCTTGAGACCATCCTCGCGAGCTATGGCAGCCATGAGAAGGCAGCCCGCGCCCGTGGTGAGTTCACGCAGCTGGAAGGCCGCGTCTATCAGGACTGGAGCAGAGAGCTACACGTCGTCGAGCCCTTCGAGGTACCAGAGCACTGGACGCGGATAGCCGGTATCGACTTCGGAACCCGGAACCCGTTCGCCTGTCTGCTCGCAGCGGTCGACCCTGCGGATTCGGTGGTTCATATTATCGCCGAGCATCTACAATCTGAGTGGACGCTATCGCGACACGTCACAGCGTTGCGCGAGATGTTCGCCGAGTACGGAGAGCCGGCTGTAATCGTGGCAGACCCGGAGGACAGGGGGTCGCGTATCTCGATGGCGAGAGATCACGACATGCCAACGGTGAAGGCGAAGAAGGAGATCCGAGCCGGCATCAGCTCAGTCGCTGAGAGGCTGGCACCAGACGCAGAGGGCAGGCCCCACCTCGTCGTGCACTCGAACTGTGTCAACGTCATCAGAGAGATCGAGGGCTACGTGTGGGACACGCGCCGCAGCAAAGCAGACCAGAAGGAGCGCCCCCTCAAACGAGATGATCATTGCATGGACGCGCTTCGCTATTTGCTGCACCATCTCAACCGCGCCACGTTCGAGGCCGGATAGCGTATAGAGAAATATACGGGACAGATCGTGCCGATTCTGATACGGTCCGACCATGTCGGATGAATCAATTGTGGTGCGACCCACACTCCTCGCGCGAGTGCTGAAGTCGATAGGCCTCCTCCCTTCGGGTGAGGTCGAGTTCGTAGCGGGTGCGGACTATGCCGCAGCACAGGCAGCCGCGCCGATGTATCCGAAGGGTGACGCCCTGTCCGCCTATGCGGCATTCCCGTACGTGTACGCCTGCATGGACGCTATCAGCAGCGACCTCTCTGGCTTGCCTCTGGTAGCCGTCAGGGGTCACGGCCAGGACGCTGAGAGGCTTGACTCGCATCCAGCGCTTGACCTGCTCGCAGCGCCCAGCACGCGCGTATCGTCGCAGCTATTCAGGAAGCAGCAGATTGTGGACTACGTCTTGACAGGCGACGCGTATGCCTTGATTGCCGGAGAGGGTGAGCCGATGGCCCTGCTTCGGATGATCCCTCAGCGCGTCACAGTCAAGCCCTGGAGCGACGGGCAGCCGAGTGAGTATCTCTATGACTCAGGGAACGGGAGCAAGGGCTATCAGTGGGAAGAGGTGATGCACGTCCGCTCTCCCTCGTGGGAAGATGACCCTAGCAACCTCTTTGGCACTGGCTCGATTAGACCGCTCGATCACGACCTCCGCACAGAGCTGGCCGCACTGAGGAGCGCAGAGGAGACAGCCAAGACGGGCCGCCCGTCCGGCATCATCTCACCGACAGAAGACGGTGACAGGTGGAGCAAGGAGCAGATCTCACGCATCCGAGCCGCCTACTCGTCACAGCTCAAGGGGCAGAGCGGCCTCCTGATTCTCGGCGGCGCGGCCAAGTTCGACTCGCTGTCGATGACGCCCAGAGACCTGGAATTTATCCAGCAGCGACAGCTCACACGAGAGAGCACGCTGGCCGTCTTCGGCGTCCCACCCACACGGGTCGGGCTGCCCTCTGCGAACTACGCGACAGCCAGGGAACAAAGCCGAATATACTGGAGTAGCTTACAGTCTCGGGCTGCCTTCATTGACGTCGAATACAGCCGACTCGCTCAGCTCTTCCCGAACTCTGAGGGTGTGCGGATAGAGCACGACTTCAGCGCTGTCGAGGCATTGCAGGAAACCCGGAACGAGCGAGTCGCACGGGTCAAGATGTGGTGGGATATGGGTCTTGG